GGAGTGATTCTCACTCTTCTTCTAGACACGGGACCCGAGATTACGTCCGCCCCCTCCCCCCTAAAGGGGGCCCCTGGGGGCTCGGTTTATGCCTGCGGCGGCCTATAAAGACTGAGTAATGGTCGACCAGGGCCTAACCCTACTACCTAACCATCCTACCTAACCTTACTTTATTAAGAATCCACTTGAGTTTCGGCATCGGGCGCCTGAGGATGGGAAGTAACCGGCTGCCGAGGACCGGCACCGGGCACCGGAAGATCATTAAACTTCATCATAACGCTACGTCGCTTGTTTAATCCTCGCACCGGGTCATAGCCCGTTGCACCCGTTTGGTCTGGCATTTCAATGTTGAAGTACTTAATACATTCTACTTCAACCTCTCCATTAGCTTCGACGATATTGTATTCAGGGATACCGTGCGAAGCACGATCGTCATAAGAAAGATGTTCTACACGAACAACTTGCATTATAGCTCTACAGCTTGGATCTAAATCAACAAACTTTCCGTTTCTCCAGTGTTTGCTGTAGCTAAATTTGTAATTAGAAGGACCTTGCACAGTGTAATTTTCTGTTTGACCAGGTCCCAATATGATTGTTGTTTGCTCATAACCAAATAATCTTCGAAATGATTTACTATCAGAAGGATGAGCAATAACGAACGAAGCATCGTACTCGCCATTCATAATTCCATTATCTTTTTGGTCTGTAGTACCATTAATCCATTGCGTAATTGGTGTCCCAATATAGTTATCACTGGTTGCTGATCCAGTTGTTTTTGTGTAAGTCGTTGTATTAGCATTGCCATATTGCTTAGGGGCGCAATTGTACAGATCAATTTTGAACGTACGCTGACTGTTATTTTTGTAACGAAACTTAACATACGAGTTTTTAACAGTAATATCAAACTCACCCATATTAGTTGCAGCGTCTTGAGAAGGAGGAACTACAGGAATAATCGGTGTCGTATGAGCAACTCCGTAAAATAGTTCATTAGCTGTCTTGACCAACTCATGTGGCGTAAAGAAATAGCCAAAATAACCATTTGGACCCATTGCATCAGAGATCATAGTGATGCTCTGATTGTTTTCACTAATAGCAGGAGTTGTAGCGACAATCATCGGTCCCGACTGTATATTCATATGCTTTCCATAGAATTTGTCTGACTCCAAAACTTCCTTTACTGCCTTTCTAAACTTGCGAGGCACTTTTGGGTCTTTCTTCTTAGTATTTTTCACTCTTGAACTGGCTTTAACAACACGTTTAACAGCGTTGAATTGATTACCAGTTGCAAAATCAGCGATCAAACCACGGGGTTGGTTATCGTTATCATCTCGCTTTCTCTTTTTGTTAGGTTTTCTTCCGGAAGGACGTGATCCAATAGGCATTTTTATTTAGTAGAAGGTCTTGAGCCTGTAACACGTCCTGGTGCTGATCCAGTAACGCGCTTTGCGGATCCTACTCTCCAGGTCCAGGGACGAGATCCTACACTCCATGGGCGCGAACCTAACCTCCCTTTGCGATATCCTATTCGCCATCTTTTTCTATAAGCTAGACGTCTAAAACGCCATTCATCAAAGGCTTTTCCAGCTCTGCCGCCTAGCCATGCTCCGAAGTCTGAGACATTCTGGTTTCCGCCTGAGACACCACCATAAATGTGGCCGCCTAACCAGCTANCCCCAATCGTAGCCGGCTTTATAAGAAGCACGGACTTTAGCGNTAACGTTTTTGTTTTTTATTATATTTCATTTCGGTCAACTATCTTCGACGGCGATATCTAGGACGGAATGGCKTACGCATCGTCTTTGAGTAACGAAAGCGACTATAACGCTTCCGGTACACAGGATAAGTGTTGCGGCGGTAATGGAAAGGGCGATAATAACTTCGTCTGACATACATTTTNTATTACGCAAACTCAGTTACGTCCAAACGTCGCATTAGCGCTTCATAGGTGAGCGGGTCAAGTTCCGGGTACCATTGAAGAGGAGCGAGGTTCGAGGTGATCCAGATCCTTTCGGCTGCCAATGGTACAGAGCTTCCTTTGATCTCCACACGCACAGGATAACGGTCGAACCACCTGAGGAGGTGGGCCACATCGATTCCTCCTCGAAATTCATCGAGCACAACGTTTGATTGACCTTGATAACCACACCAGAACTTAGACCTTGGGTCTTTAGAATAAGCTTCGACGCCCGCTTCGTCCCAGGCTCTTCTCGATTTACCAGAGCCAGAGACACCGTAGAAGCAGTATACGCTCTTAACAATCGGCTTAGGTACGTCATAACTTGCAGCAATTGCAAGCAGTGACCGATAACAAACCACTCGTGTTTGAGCGGGGATGGACTCCAAATCTCGCCGTTTCGCAGACTCCCACACCGCTTCCCAATCAGTTGCGGAATTTCGGCGAAATGGTCGTGCTCCAAGTTCAAATTGTGTTCCATCGATTCTGGTGTCTTCTTTCCAGACATACGCTGCTGCTGATTCGCTTCTGGAGATTTCGGCATGGATTGGTCCGTACACTTCTCGAACTCTTCTAAGAGAAACTTTCTTGGCGAAACCGACAAGGAGCTGCCAATGGATGTACCCACCGTCTCCGGACTCCAACTGTCCTCTAGTCCAGGTAACATCCGGGGGGAGGTAAGGCGTGTAGCTGGCGTGGGGGATTGTAAGCATCCAAAAGATTCCTTGTCTTCGCATCCGACCATTTAAAGTTGACCGATTTCCACGCGCCTTTTATAGTGTTTGTGGCGCTCCAATGGAAATTTCGGCGCGTTTCCACGCGTTTTATTGGTCAGTTCTAGTGAGAATTTGAGAACCGTGTCTAGAAGGTAATACTG